ACGGAGTTTACACTTATTCATGGGATAAAAACAGATGGGAGAGATTAAGAAGAGATGGTTGGATAGATACTTGGAGACATAGGAATCGGACAACTATAAAATACTCTGTATTTAAAACCTCATTTAAATGCTCTCAAATGATAAGTAGAATATATAGAATACTTCTTGGTGAAGAGGATTTACCTACATCAGAAAGAAGTGTATTTTTTAATAATAAGTCTTACACTGATAAAGTCTACAACAAAGCGATAGACGATATGATTAAAGACACAAACAGATAAAATTATGCCAAAGGTAGGAAACGTACATTATCCATACACTAAAAAAGGAAAAGCTGCTGCTAAAAAAGCTGCCGCTAAAGTAAAGAAGAAGAAAAAATCTGGACCATATTAATGAAATACGTTATTATAGGTACTGATGAAGTCGAAAATATAGACTTTTCTCAAGTTTTACAAACCTCAGTAAGAACCTTAAGACTTAGTGAAGATGGTAATTTTACTTTTGTAAAATTTAAAGGAGATACACCTTCTTTTTTAGAAGGTAAAACACAATATACACACGCTGAAATAACAACTATTTTAGAAGATGAGAATGGTGTATGGTTTATAAGCGAAGCTGAAGAAAACACTTGGAAAGACGAAGCTAGAAAAGTATTAAGTAAATTAAACCCATTTAATTGGTTCTAATATGGAAATATTTAAAGATAATAACAATTGGAACGAAAAATCTATCATAGGATTTATTGCATTTGCAATAATGTGTGTGATTATGATAGTAGATCTTATAACTGGTTGGTTAGGAAGAGATCTAATGATAAATGAATTTGTATATGATTCTTTTGTGTTTGTAGTATTAGGATCATTTGGTATAAGTGGATTAGAAAAATTCGCGAAAAAATAAAATTAAATTATGTTAGGAAATTTGTTATCTGGAGGAGCTGCAGATTTAGTTAAAAATGTAGGTGGGGTTATAGATGAATTCCATACGTCAACTGAAGAAAAGCTCGAAGCAGAAAGAAAAATAAAAGAATTAGTTGCCAATTATGAAGTAGAGATGGAGAAAAACATCACAGCTAGATGGGAGGCAGATTTAAAGTCAGATTCATGGCTAAGTAAGAATGTAAGACCATTGATATTAATATTTTTAGTAGTATGCACCACACTATTAATATTTATAGATGCTGGTGCAATAAACTTTGAAGTTAAAGATACATG